GGGGCGCGTGATTGCGCCCCGCTTTTATTTTGCAAAGGAGATAATATGTCTGATTTGCTTCAACTCTTTCTCGGCTATGGCGGCGTTTGCGCGTTGGTGCTGGCGATTGTGACGCTGCTGAAACTGCCTGCTATTCTCACCTCTGGCAAAATTGTAATCCTGCCGGATGGCAGGAGCGGCGACGCGCAAGTGCTAATCAATCTTGCGCTGTTTGTCGCGTTCGTAGTTCTCAAAATTTTCCGCCCGGATTTTGATTTCGGCGGCCTGGATGAGCAATTGAAAATATACGCCAATTATGCAGTGCAATTGCTGGGGCTGCTGATTCAAATCTGGGCGAGCGCGGCCGGGTATAAACATGTGCTGCGGCCGGCGGCTTCGTTTTTCTCGTATAGCAGGACGTTTGAGCGGCAATAAATAGGCGGGCGTATGGCAGCCAAGCGCAGTACACGACACGATGAGATAATGCAAAAACTGATAGAGATACAACAGGAGTTGGCAGCACGCCGGCATATTGACGATTTGGTTGCCGAACATCAAAGGCTGCTGGCCGGCAACGGCAAGCCCGGTTTTGCCTCCATTCGCGATAAGGTGCTTTCGTGGGACGGCAAACTGACGGCTCTCAGCATTGTTGTTATCGGTGATTTAGTTACGCGGCTGGTGCAGTTTGCGGCGAAGTAATCAGGCGCGGAGGAATAGATGACGCGTCCCAAAATATCGTATGCAAAAGTGAAGGCTGCCATTCCGGACAGCGGCGGCGTGATTACTCTTATAGCAAAGCGCGCCGGGTATTCCTGGGGGGCTGTGCGCGAGTTTATCAAAAGCAACCCCGAATTGGAACAAATGCTGAGAGATGAGGAGGATACAATTGATGACATGGCTGAAAGCGCGCTCATCAAATCTATCCGCAACGGTGATGAGGCGACGGCGCGCTGGTGGCTGACACGCCGGCGGCGGAACAGGTACGGGGATAATATTGATTTAACCACCGCAGGCAAAGCGTTCAACATTATTCAGATTGTCGAGCATAAGGATGACGACAACAGCAATCAAACACAACTTTCATCTCCCGATAACGACTGAGGATACGCTGCGCGAGTTTGTGCGGCTGGCATGGGGCGTTACGATTCCCGACGTGCAGGTGTGCGCGAATCACTCCACGCCCTGGCGCGCATTCTGTGACGCGTATTTTGCGCGTTCGCCGGTTGTCGTGTGGCACGGCTCGCGCGGGTTTGCAGGAAAGTCTTTTTTGCTTGCGCTGCTCGGACTGACTGAGGCTGTGACTTATGGTGTAGATGTCAACGTGCTTGGCGGCAGCGGTGAGCAATCGCGGCGCGTGTTGGATTATATGCAGCGATTTTGGGCATACGATAATGCGCCTGCCTATGTGCTGGAGGGAGAGGCGCGAACGGAGACGCGGCTGATGAATGGCGCAAAAGTAACCGCGTTGATGGCGTCGCAAACCAGCGTGCGCGGCCCTCATCCTGCCCGCCTGCGGCTGGATGAGATAGACGAAATCAATTTGCCAATTCTCGACGCCGCGCTTGGACAGCCAATGTCACAGCGCGGTGTGCCTGCGCAAACCGTGATGTCGTCCACCCGCCAATATTCAGATGGGACGATGACTGAGGTGCTGCGGCGCGCGGCCGCCAAAAACTGGCCTGTGCATGAATGGTGCTGGCGCGAGACGTCTCAGCCGCATGGATGGCTGCCGCTGGAGGAAATCGAGCGCAAGCGAAATGAAGTTTCCGCGCAAATGTGGCAAACTGAATACGATTTACAGGAGCCGGCAGCTGGAAGCCGTGCAATACAACCGGCGGCAGTTGAGCGGATGTTCGACCGTTCGCTTGGCGAATATGAGGGTAATCCAAATGAGTATATTGAAATCGAGAAGCCGGACACAAACGGCAGGTACGCAACTGGCGTGGATTGGGCGCGGGCGCAGGACTGGACGGTTATCGCAACGTTTCGCGTGGATGTGAATCCGGCGGTGTGCGTAGCCTGGGAGAGAACGGGCAGGCTGGACTGGCCGGTAATGGTGTCAAAATTTGAGGAGCGAATCGGGAGATACAGAGGCGGTTCGCGCTACGATAAAACAGGTATAGGCGATGTGATTGGCGGATACATGAAAGTCGGTTCGGATGGCGTGGTGATGGTTGGGCGTGAGCGTTCGGAATTATTGAGCCGTTATATTACTGCGTGCGAGCATGGGGAGATTGTGTATCCATTCATTAGATTTGCGTATGGCGAACACAAATACGCCAGCGTTGAGGATATTTATTCGAGCGGCTCGTCTCATCATTTGCCGGATAGTATCGCTGCCGGCGCGCTGGGCTGGAGCGTATATCGCCGCGCCGGCATAGTCAAAAGTGCCGAGCCGCGTGACGCGCTGGCTGGGGCCGCGTGGATGCAGAGAGGATGAATAAAATGACAAAGATTGATTTTGATATGGATGGCTGGGTTGAGGCGCGTGATAATTCCAGGGATTTGATTTTGCAGTTGCAAACGCTGAATATAGAGCGTGACAAATACGCCAGCCTGTATTTCATGGATAACACAAACTCGTTTACAAATCCATCGGTTGTCGAGACCATCTCGCCTGTCGGACATAACAAGGTGCTGGGCGCAACGCGATTGCTGACATCCACTTCCCCGCAGTTTGCTTTGCCGAAGGAAAAGAATACTCCGGTTGTGGATCAGGAAAGCGATAAACTGGAAAAACTCGCAAACTTGATGTGGACGCGCTCGAATAAAATGCAGGGAAATAAAGTTGAAAGGGATTTAGCCCTCACCGGATTTCTTTTTGACGAAATGCAGGTGCAAGTTGTATCAACGCGGGATTTGTTGAAGGCCGCGGAGTTGGGGTTGAAAGAAGCGGGCGACAGGGAAAAGCGCAAGTGGGAAGGCCGTGTCCGTGCGGCGGAAGAAATGGTAGGCTTTACGCCGTACCTGTTCGAGAGTATCAATCCGATGTATGGTATTGGTATTCGCGGCCGTCACGGGATTACAACATATTTCAAGCGCATGAATCGCAGGGCGTTTGACGTGTACAATGAGTGGGGATGGCGCGCAGAGGAATTGAAGACAAAGAAATCCACGATGGTTGTGTATTGCGAATGGTGGGATGAGGTAAACCGCTTTGTCTGGATTGAAGGCAGCAGCACGCCAATTCTGGCCGAGCCGCATGGACTGTCTTTTATTCCCATTGAAACCATCACGGCTGAAGGCAGCGCGCTATTTGATAAGGAACTGCGCCAGCGTGAACCGCTTTTGTATGGTGTATTGAAAAGCGGCATTGCCAGGAGTCAAAGCCTTTTGCTGACGGCCATGATGACTAACGTAAAGGAACTAATCAACGCCGGCTTTGTTTTCATGCAGGGAGCGGAAGGGCAGCAGTTAGACATCATCCAGCATAATGTCATTGGTTCGGTATTGAATGTCCCGCCTGGGGCAAATATCAGGCCGTTGATGAAGGAAGTCCTGAACGCCGACTCGGTGCAGATGTTGAACATGATTAATCAACTCTACACAGACAGTACGCTTTATGATCAGGCGTTGGGGCAGCCAATCAGCGGCGCAAATAATTTTTCAATGGTGTCCCTGCTTGCCCAGTCTGGCAGACTTCCGCTGATTGGCGTCAAAGAGAAGATGCAGATTTTGTTATCTGCCATAATGAGGAAGGCCTTCATTTGGTTGAAGGACGACAATCAGGCGTATTACACGAAGGCGCAGGGGAATGAGTTGGAAATCAATCCGGCGCAAATTCCTGATCACATGGAGTGGGAAGTTACTGTTGAGCCGGACTTGCCGCAGGATAAAATGCAGATGGCGCGGCTGGCGATGGAACTTACAAGCGGCCCCAATCCGCTGGCCTCCAAAGAGTGGGTGCGCTCGAACATCCTGCAAATCGGACAAAGCGGCGACATGGAGGAGCAAATCTGGAGCGAGCAGGCCGCCAGCCAGCGGGCAATGATGGAGGCGCAGCAGTATCTTCAAATGGTTGCCGCCAAACAACAGTCCGCCCAGCAGCCAACGCAACCGACAGAACAGATGACGCCTCCGCTTCAGCCGTCCGAGCCGCTGCCAGCCCAGCCGCCGGTTTTACCGCCTGGAGGATAAAATGAATATAATTCAAGCAAAGGACGCTGTGCTTCTCGGCAACTTGAAATATGAACGCTGGCGCGCGAAGTTTGAAATAGAGTGGAATGCGCCGTTGCTTGCATTGCAGGAAAAGCAAATGGTTGAGAAAATGCTGGCATTGTGGGAACAAATGCCGCTTGAACAAAAGCAGCGTATGCGCGCCGTAAATCCGCAGATGTATGCGGAATTGGAACAAAGGATGAAAGAACTAGGAAATGAAAAGGGTAATCTTTATCCTGCTGCTGGCAGGAATGTTATCAGCAAAGGAGGCTGACATGAAAATATCGGACATCACATATCAAGGAAACAAAGGCACAAGCATAGGAACTGGAATAAAAGGAAAGAGTGGGCTAAAAAGTTCCATGCCGGACTGGTACAACAATGAATACCAGAACTATATGAAAGGAAACGCTAATGCGCTTGATATTGGAAACAGTAATATGCCAGTGGCGGCTATTGGCCTGGACGTACCGCCAGAGGCTGTTGGCAATGTAGTTGCGGGGCGAAAGTCATCTTCATCTAAGCCTGCTCCGTTCTTCGGTGGCACTCCGGCAACCGACACGCGTTATACAACTTCTATCAAGCCTGCTCCGTTCTTTAGTGGTATCAACCCGGCAACTGGCGCGCGCTATACAACTCCTATATCCGTCCAGCCGGCAGGTGATATATATGGCGCAGTTGGCCCGCGTTTCTGGCCTGAAGCAACCGTGTGGAGTGGAGACATGGCACAAGTCGGCTTCGATCCGACACAGCCGTTGTATGATAATAATCCCCACCCGTACCGCCTCCCAGTATTTAAAATTAGTAACCCAAGCACTGGAGGTGGCGGCGGCAGTTCATGGTGGAGTGGCGGCGGAGGCGGTGGAGGTTACGGTGGTGGCGGCGGTGGAGGCGGTTACAGCCAGCCGTACTATCAGTACCCGGATTGGGCAACGCGCTTACTGAGTCTTAATGCCAACAGATAGGAACGCAAATGCCGAAGTTCGATAGATACTGGAATCCAAAGGACACGGTTCGGGTTCAGTCCGATAAATTCAGAAACCGGCTTGAACGCTATTACGGCAGGGAAGGCGTTCAAAAATGGGATGAATATTTTCAGCAAAATCCCAATACCGCCCCCTGGAAGGAAACGCATAACAATCCTTATGCGTTTGCAAGGGGTTTAATAAACGGCCAGCAAAACCATCAGCAGTTCCAACCCCAACTTCAGCCTCAGACTTATACGCTCCAGTCGGATTATTGGCTGAATCCGAAGAACATCGGCCTGTGGTATGACAAGATTACCGCAGGCACTTCGCCGTTGCCGGATTGGATGGATGAAAATACTAAATCCAGTATCAAGAATCTGTACAAGTATCTCGATATGCAAAACAACGGCAAACCATATTCCGAGTGGAAGCCGTTGAGTAATAACGATCCGGCAATTGCATTAATCTCGAAGATGGCTTTTCCGCAAAGCCAGAGTCAATCGGCTGCCAGCATTGAGGATGTGAAGGCGGGGAAAGCAAACTGGACAGACCTCTCCCCTGATTTGCGTCAAAAGATTCTGGCCGACCCGAACTTTTACAAGAGCGGCATATCACAGTTTGATATTAATGTTCGCAACCAGATTCGCAGCGACCCAAATTTTCAATGGGGTAATCTTCCGACGTGGCAGAAGATTCTATATGATTTACAAAGTTCAC